CTGAACCTGAACCTGAAGGTCAGGTATACGCGCTCGATGCTGTCGATATCGTCCACCGCGATGATGAACCATGCGCTGTCTCCGACTGCCGGGTTGGACGTGTCTTCTATGCATGTTCCGTCAAGCAGTTTCTTCTCGCCGATCATCCTCTTGATTACTCCGTTGGCTCCGGCTATGATGGCTGCTCGTCCGTCGCTGTCGTTGTTGACCTTGCCGATCAGCGGCGCTGTGGTGTCGGATATTCTGTCGATGAGTTCAAACCTGGTCTTCACTCTGCGGATTTTCTTCCATCCGGCGTCCTGGTTCCCGCTTGGGGTGATCAGGGTGTTGATTCCTTGCTCGATCCAGATTTGCCCGGATGTGTTTGTACTTAAAACAAGGCAGCCGCTTTGGAGTGCTGTCTCGATTTCGGTATTGGTTAGCGGCTCTGCTTGGCTTACCATTCCGCGCACGACTTCGTGCGTTAGGCTTTGGTTAGACGGGATTGCAGCTACCATGCCTCCTATGCGGGCTGCGAGCAGGTATCCGTCGTAAAGGGTCCCGCCTGCGTCGTATGCTCCGTTTAGCGGGTAGATGATCTTCTCGTCGTTGAACGCTGCCGCATTCGCCATTCTGGTTCCAATTGCTACGCTCTTGGGTTCCGCGACGACCGCTATGCTGTTGCTTCCCGCCTCGTATACGCGGTCAATGAAAGCCGCTACCAGTTGGTGGATGGTCGTGTCGTTTGTATCGACGATTAAAACGTTCCAGACTGCCGACTCGAGGACGTTCAGCGCTGCGCTGTATTCGGTCGATGTAGTCTGCGGGTCTGTTCCTGGTGTGAATGCCGCGCTCGATACTATTGCCATTATCTTGTTGCCGTCGGCCAGCTTTGCTGCTGTGAAGTTCTTGCTGTTTGCAAAGGCCGCCACGAGTGCTGCCGGTTCTCCGTCTCCGGTTGATCCTTTGGCAAATGTGACCTTTTCAAACTCCATGGTACCGGCATAAATAATGCAGTCTCTCTTGGTGTTGTCTGCCAGGTTGTCCTTGATGGTGGCCGACAGTGCTCTGCTTCCTACGAAGTTCGCGGTGAGTGTGACCACGCTGCTTGGTGATCCTGTTGTGTCTTTCAGGGTGATTGTCGCTGCTGTGCCTCCGCTCCCGGCTCTGACGGCTGCTACCTTGGAAGCTCCGCCGGTTAGCATTTCGTCGATGATGTTCACGGTGTGGCCGGTGCCCGGCAAACCGAACGCTGCAGCTGCGTCTACCGGGCTTTCAATCCATACGATCTTGTTCAGCGGTCCCCAGTTTGCCCTGATGACTGCTGCGCCAATGCCGTTGACTGCTCCGGCGATTTCGACGCCTCCTGCATTCTCGCGTCTGGTATAAACGCCAGGGCGTATTTTGGTTTCGCCCACTACAAATGTTCCAGACATATTAATTTACCTCCTTCTTCATGAATGTGTTGATTGCTTTCTCTGCAGCCTGTTTTGTGGCTTTTTCAAGTCCCGCCACGCGGAAGGCTGCAATTACGCATTCCGGCATTACTCCGAAGAGCGCCTTGCTATGCTGCGCAAACTCGGCGACGGTGTATTCCGGCTCCGTATCTACGGCTGTCTTTTGAACGACTTCTTCTGTCGTCTGTTTTGGTTTCTCTGCCATGCGTATGCTCCTTTCTTGTTATAGCGGTTCTTTGCCGCAGAGCTTCGAATTCATCTCGTAGCCTTGCGTTAGCGGTTCCGCTTCGATGGTTGTGTCCGCCTCCACGTATAAATTCTTTGGGGTCGAGTCTGCTTCTTGGTCCTGGATGTTCACCTTTATCAATGGCGATATGATGGCTCTGCGCAGGATTCCGAAGCGCATTTGTATCCTGATCTGTCCTTGCGATAATTGGTCGAGCCCTGTGTCTGCTGAAAGCCTCCGGATTCTCATTGGGGAAGTGTCCAGCATTATGACTTCTCCTCTTGTTGCCAGGGTGTCTGTCAGGTATCTGATCCAGCGTAGCCTTTCCTCAGCTGTTGGTGCGAAAACGTGACCGGCGATTACTCCGTTCATCCAGGCTACCGTGTTCGTCTCGTCCGACGTCTCCAAGCTTACCAGTCTGAAATAAAAAACAGGCTCATTCGCCTGCGGTTCGAAGTATTCATCCAGCCTGTCGTGCCCGATGACCGTTGCGGTTGGCTCCCACTCCTTCGTGAAGTGGTTCATGGCCAGGATAGGGTCCGGGTCGCTGGTTATTTGGTTCGGGAAAGCGAAAACGTCAAACTGCATTGATGCACCTATGATTTGCTCTCCTCTTTCAGCTTCGTTGTCGGCGCTGAAGTTGTCCGTTCTGTGCCAAGCGAGGCAGTATGGAGGCTCTCCTTCCGGCGTCATAAAAATGCCGCAGAGTGCCTTTCTTGCCTCCGGCTCTATCTCCTCCGGCATCACTGCCGAGTCGATGGACCAGATGTTGATTGTCACCTTGCCGGACGTCTGTCTCTCCGGGTTCGCCTGCATGTCCACGGCGTAATCTATCCGCGGGTATTGTTGCGCTCCCTTCCAGCCTCCTGTGTCGGCAGGTGCGTTTTGGTAAAAGACGGCGGCTTTGCCTTTGTACTTAGCCAGCTTATTCAAAAGCTCCGGCCACGCCGTCATCCTCTCGTAGATGAGGTCTTCAAGCGTCCTCGCCATTTGGGATTTCGCCATCCGTGTAAATTGTCACGAGGTCGTTCGTCCACTTAAGCTCCCATGTCTTCCCGCCGACCACTTCGCTGGCCGGGATCACGAAGTAATTCGTTACGTTGCCTATCCCGGGAAGCATAAGGACGGTTAGTTGTTTGTCCGTCATGGCTGTGATTATCCCGTTCTTTGGCTCCGTCCAGCCTTCGCGCTTGGCGTTGATTAGGTTGCCTTTTTGAACGTATTCCGGGTCGAATATTTTCTCTGCTATGTCTTTGATTATCGGCATGGCGTGCCTCCTCCTTCCTGCTTTATTTGTTCAGGTATGGCTCTCCGAATATCGCCATTACCCTTGGTTTCGCATCGTCGATGATAGGTTCCTCAAAGGGTCGCGGTGCGATCCTGTCGGTTCCTTCCTGCAGCCACGGTGCGTATTTTACGTCGGTGTGTATGCTGGCGATTACTTCACCGTCCGCTTGTCCGATTGCCCTGGCTCCCCAGCTTATGCGAAGCGCTCCGCTTCTGACTGCTGGTGCCTCTCCGGGAGCTGAAGCTCTGTATACTCCCTTCGTTGTGTAGGGCAAGCGGTAAACCTTGCCGGTGCGGTGTCCACGCAGCACTCTTAATGCTGAATTCCTCAGCTCGTTCGATGCTCTGATCGCTCTTGATTGAGCCTGCGTCTTTGCCGACTTCACGGCTGACTTTACCGCTTGCGTGAATTTGTCGTTCGTTGCCTTTATGTCAATCTGCATGAGTGTCGCTCCTTTCCTGGGCATAGTAAATCGTCCATATTCCCAGGCTACCGGGTTCGTGTATTCCTTGGATGTAAAAATACCGGCTGCCGAATACGAAACGATCGCCCTCTTTGGCGACGGGAGCTCCTCTCTGGGTGATAGTGTGGGTGATAGGGTGCTGCTCCTGCTGCCAGCGCTCTATTTCCTCCGGTGTGGCGTTGGCCAGGACTGCGCGGATCGTGGTCGTGCTGTTTGTGTCGTATTCTGTCTTCACGCGTCCTCTTGCGTCTGTGCCCTCGTCCCTTTTCTCGACCGTGAAGTCCTTAAAAAGGTTACCTGTCCGGAGGTACATCATGTTTCCTGCTCTATTCATGCCGCTTGCCGCCTCCCTCCGTGCCTCCTCCCGTTTTGTTGTCATGCATGCCTTCGTAGAAGTATGTCGGGGTCTGGGTGATCTTCTTGCTCATGCCGGGCACTGACATGTTGCTGACTTCTTTTGCCAGCTCGTCGTGCAGCGCCTTCCAAGCGTCAAACCTCCCGCGCATTTGCAGGGAAAGGGGGCCTACTGTTGTGTTTACCTCGTATGCGAAGCGGTGAAGAATGCTCCGGAGCAGCTCCAGCTTTGCCTTCTTCCACTTGCTTGGGTATAGCTCCATGATGGCGCCGTACTCCTCGTCTGTGAGGGCGCAAGTCTCGGCGCCGCCTTCTACCATCGTGTCTCCAAGTTCAAACCGCATGCGGTCTTTACCGTTTTCCTTGATTTTGGCCGGGTCGTATGTGTATGCCATTATGCATCACCTTGGCCTTCGTCCTCCTCTTGGCTGTCTTCCATCGCCTTGATCCTTTCCATGATCGCCGTCTTGACGGTCTTTCGCGTGTCCAGCGCGTCGATCAATATCAGGGTCTCCTCTTTTTCAATCACGCTTACGGCTTTCGCTGCGTCTTCCGCGTTGAGCTGCATGGTAGCGACCGCCTCCACGATGTCCTCTGGCGCCATTATTAGCTCCAACAGGCCGCCTTTTGCCGTAATGGGTATTACGATGCCTTTTTCCTCGGTCTCGTCTCCTGGGGGCAATTCTGGCGTTCTGGCGGCGGTTTCTTTGAGTGCCTCTACCTGCGCTTTCAAGGATTTATTTTGTTCCAGCAGCGACTCTGTGTCTGCTGCCAGTGCGATGAAACCCTGTTTTATTAAGGCTCTTTCACGGCTTGGAAGAACGGCAGCGGAGGGGATAGCGTCGCCTACCGAGTAAGCGACGCCTCCAAATGTGCACGCCTTGGTGCAAATATAACCGTTCATCTGTGCTCCTCCTTTTCTTATACGCACTGGTCGAAGTAGATTGCTAAGTCATCGGAGGTCTTCTTCATGTCTGTGCTCATGAGTCCTTCGATGAATTCGCTGTGCGTACCTTTCTCGCCTTCGAATTGGTCGAGGGCTACGTGTTGTCCGTTACCGAGCATGTCCCATGTGAAGATGTAGCCTGCGCTCGGTTCGTCGATGGCCGCGTTGTCGGTTGCGTAGCAAAGCAGCGCGCCGTCGGTTGCGCATACAAACTGCATGTCTTCCACGCCGATGCCGCCCGCGTTGTATGTGCTCTCAAGCACTTTGACCTGCTCGATCTGCAGGATGGCTGCGAGGGCTTGGGTTGTTACGACTGCGGGGTTCGCTGTGCTGCCAGTGTATTTGACTCTCTCGACGATGTCAGGGTGGTTCTTCAAAGCGTTATAAGCGTCCACGCCCAGCGCCAGTCTGTTTGGCGTTCTGCGTCCGCTCTGCTTGATGTCCTTCATCCTTGCATCGAAGAAGTTCACGGGGTCGAAGTTGGCGTCGTTAAATCTCAGGAATTGGTTCAGCTGAGGATTCGGGTTCGCTGGTACTCCGGTCCATACGTTGTTCCACGCGGCTGGGGTGAAGAAGTTCTGCGCGAAGATTAAATCTAAGTGCAGCTTCAATTGCTCGGTGGCAAATCTTACTTTTGCCCTTCTGGGGTCTGCTACTCCGGGAGCTCTGCTCCTCTGGTAGTTCAATGCGTCGATTTGGTCGACGCCTACGATGACCTGATCCACTTCGCACTTGTAGGTGCTGTCTGTCTGTCCCATCAGCGCGGGCTGAACCTTACCGAACGCGGGCTTGCGCGCTACGTTGTCTCTGGCGAGGTCGGCTTTGCTGAAGGTGTAGTAATAGCTGGAGCTCAGTCCTACCGGGCAAATGGGGAATATGGAGGGTGCTACAAAGTCGCCCTCCTCCTGAAAGTAGGCCATGCTCATGTTTGTTAGGTAGTTATTTGGTTTCCAGCCCTTCGCGATTCTTGACTGGAGACCGGCTGTGTTTACGTTACCTTTCATTGTCTTCTATCTCCTCTCTCTTATAGGTTTTTCCACTTGGTGTCAGCGAGTACGTATGTCAGCGTTTCAGCGTCTGCCGGGTTCGCTATATCTACGTCTGCCAGATCATCAAGCGAAAGCGCTTTGTTGATGTAGCTTGTCGTTGCGAGGTCATAGACGATCGCGTCTCCGTCCGCAATGTTAGCTAATGATACGTCTGCAAGGTCGGCCAGTCCGAGTGCCTTGTTGATGTACTTCTGGGTCGCGAGGTCGTAAGCGATTACGTCTCCGTCTGCGACGTTGGCAATCGCCACGTCTGTAAGTCCTGCAAGTGTGAGCGGTGCTACGGCTCCGCCGTTCTTGTAGCCGGCTTTGACGATCTGCACCTTGATTACTTGCCCGGCTGCTGTTGCTGTTTCGAGGGCAATGCCGACGATGAAAGCGTTAGCTGCTGCTGTGATGGCCTGGCCTGCAGCGTTGACCGCTACCTCCGCTCCGGCCAGGACTGCGGCTCCTGTTACCCAGAGTCCGACGTCCTTAATCTGGATTGTTACATCCTCTCCGGCTGCCACGTTGTCAGGTGTGGAAGCGATAAATAAGCCGACTGCGTTGTCTCCGGCTGCTGCTGGGACGATCTCGCCCTGTGCGTTAAACTTCGCAGCGTGTAGGGCTGCGTTTACCAAGGGGATACCAGCCTTCCCGACAATGGTCGGGGTGTCATTGATTCCTGTGCTTATAAACATTGTGTTCTCCTCCTTATCTCTGGTTCTCGTATTCAGCTACGAGTTCAGGGTGTTGGTCGCACGCCTTTTCGATTGCCTGGGTCCTGCTTAGGGTCGGCATGGACTTTTGGATTTCGTCGGCGTGCTTTTCGATTAGCGTCCATGCGTCTGCGGTGCCGGAGCCTTTTTTGCCTACTTCGTTGAAGATGCCGCTTTTCTCGAATGCCTCCACGCTGGCGTCGAGTACGGTGATCATCTGGTCGTATGCATTGCCTCCGGCAGCTTTCAGGTTCTTAAAGATGGGCACGAGCTCCTCGGCCTTCTTACCGATGATCTCATACTTCTTCGCGACTTCCTCCAGCTCTCTGTCTTCCAGTCTGTCTGCGGTCTTGCGCAGGCTTTCAAGCTCTGCTTTTACCGCGGGGTGAAGTCCTTTGTAGATGTCCTCCTGCTCGCCTTCTGCAGGATCAGTCTTTGCGCCTTTTTCGACAGGGTCGGTTTCGGCGGGTGCAGCCGGTGCTGCAGGTGGTTCTTCCTGAACGCCAGCCTTCTTCTCGATTGCTTCGAGGGCAGCCAGTTCTTCAGGTGTTAGTTTGGATTTGTCAATTTTCATATCCTTCGGTTCTCCTTTCGTCTCTTTGTTCTTAGTGATTGGCTCTTGTGGATCGTTGGGTTCCTTTGCCGGTGGGTCGGTCTGTTCTGCCTTCGCGATTAATTCGTCAAGCGCTGCGCGGGTTTCTTTTGCGTGTGCTATTCTCTCTGGCGTCATCTTTGTGTCCGCCTTCACCACTTTTTCCGCGACTTTTCCTGATGCCCATACCGGGATCATGTCGCTTGCTGTGGTGTTGAATTGTTCGAGGCTTTCCTTCATTACCTCGGCCTTGGACTCCCACGGGATTTCGTCGTCCTGAATAACGGAGCAGAGGCTTTCTTCCAAGGCGTAGCAAATGTCCCAGATTTCGCTGGTTATTCTGCGCCGTGCTGCTTCCTGCATCTTTTCGTTGAAGGATTCAGCTTCTCTGCCTTTCGCCAATATTCCCAGCGTTTCATCGATGTCTTTGTCGTCATCGATTCCCAGGGCTTTGGCTACCGCCGTCAGAACACGCTTGAAGGCGTTCTCTGGTTTTGCTCCCGGCGTGTCGGGATTCTTCTCTGGCTCTGCAGCCGGGGGAGCACCTTCTTTGTTTTTGTAAATCATTATGTTTGCTCCCGGGTTGGCTCCGGCGTCCACGAAGTCCACCTTCGTCACCTTCAGGTCTTTTAGTTTTGTTGCCATTTTGTGCATTCCTCCTTTCCGCTTTATTAATAAAACAAACGACGCCTTTTGAGCGTCGCTTGGCTTATCCTGCTTATTATGTTGTGGCTCATTCCTGGACCTCCTCCCGGATGGCCTCTCCTTCGATGGAGAACATGCTGTAAGTCCCATCCTTGACTTTGTCCCAAACGTCGGGATCAGTTACCTTGAAGCCGATCCACCATCCTTCCGGGATCGTCCCTTCTGCAATTCCGAGGGCGCTCTGTTTCTCCTTGGTGAATACCATGCTCTCTACTAAAACAGCCACGCCTCCACGTTCGTGCATCTCTCCGCCTTCTCTGTAAAACTCCACGAAGCTGTAGGCTGCCTGCTCCAGTTCCTCCGGGTCTATAATGTCCTCATGGTAGTCTTCTATCTGATCTCCGCTTGATGTTACGGCGACGTTTGCCCAGCCGAAGGCCAGCATTTTGTCGTCCTCGGATTTCTTTATCTCAAACCTGCCCTTGACGATGTCTGGCTTGGCGTTGGGTGCCCGCGCCAGCGGTTGAATAATATCGTTGAATTTCATCATGTTGCTCCTCCTCTCTAAACCTTGAATTCTTTCCTGTACCATTCGTGAAGGTCTTCCGTCGTTTTTATCGTGTGCGCTATTACTTCTCCTCCGGTGACCTTCTTAAAGAATTTACGCTTAAATTCTTTTATGGTCAGCTCTTTGAATGTCCACTCTCCGGGGTCCACTCCGTCTGACCGGAATATAAAGCCGTTCTCCGTCTCC